CAGTGCCAAGCGAAGGCGGTCCCAGGTAAAACCGTCTGCCGCATTCACGGCGGCGCATCGGACGGGGCGCCCAAGCAGAACCAACACGCCACGAAACATGGCATTTACGGGAAGTTCCTGACCGACGAGGAAAAAGGCGACTTCGACGCGGTGACGGCGCGCATCGGCACGCTTGACGCGGAAATAACGCTGCTGCGGTTCCGCATGCGCCGCGCGCTCGATGCTGAAGCGAAGGCGTTCGAGAGCGACGTCGACGGCCTCGAAGTCGTGCAGCGTCACGATCGCGAGGCGTCCGAGTTCGGCCCAGGCGATGAAACGGTGCGCAAGCGCGTCGACTACGGCGAGCACGTCGAGCGCATCGCGCGGCGCGTGGAATCGCTCGAACGCACGCGCGCAGAACTGGCGAAGCTCGCGCGCGAGAACCCTGACGCCGACGACTCGCCGGTGACGGAGATTGCCGTTCACGTCGTCACGGCTGAGAACGTGCACCTGTACCGGGACGAAGGCAATGACGAAGAGGCTTAATCTCGTCATGACCGCGCCGCAGTCTGAGTTTTTCATGATGGAGGAAAAGTATTGCGCCTTCGTCGCGGGCTTCGGCACTGGCAAGTCGGAAACGATGGCGAACTGCGCGGTGCGCGACGCCATGCACTCGTCGACGGCGATGGTCGCGCTGTACGAACCGACATACGACTTGATACGCCTCATCATGGCGCCGCGAATGGAGGAAAAACTCTCCGAAATCGGCGTTCGGTACAAATACAACAAGACCGAGAACATCATTTACACGTCGTCGAGCGGTATCGGCGACTTCGTGTTGCGCACGCTCGAAAACCCGGCGCGGATCGTCGGATATGAGAGCTACCGCGCGCACGTCGACGAACTCGATGTGCTGCCCGAAGACAAAGCCCGCCTCGCCTGGCAAAAGATCATCGCGCGGAATCGTCAGCGCGTGCGCGTGAAGCAGGCGGACGGCAAGTGGAAAAAGATGCTGAACCGCGTCAGCGCGTACACGACGCCGGAAGGGTTCAAGTTCACGTATAAGACGTGGAAAAAAGACCCGAAGAACGGCTATCGCATGCTGCAAGCTGCGACCGCCTCGAATCCGTTCCTGCCCGATGACTACATTCAGGGCTTGATGGACTCATACCCGCCGCAGTTGATCGCGGCGTATCTGCGCGGCGAGTTCGTCAACCTGACGCAAGGCACGGTCTATCTGTGCTTCGACCGCGCGCAGAGCGTGAAGCCATGCCCGTATAACCCGGCGCTGCCGCTTCACATCGGCATGGACTTTAACGTCAACCCGATGAGCGCGAGCGTTCACCAGGAGCAGCCGAACGGCGAAATCTGGTGCGTCGGCGAGTTCACGGAGATGACGAGCAACACGCACGACCTCGCGGACAAGATTGCGGCGCGCTACGGGCGCCCATCGTTCGACCCGGATAAGCCGGACCTCTCGCACATCACGATCTATCCCGACCCGGCCGGCACGCAGCAGAAAACGAGCGCGCAGGGAAAGACGGACATTTCGATTCTGCGCGAAAAGGGATTCCGCGTCATTCACATGAACGCGCACCCGCTCATTCGCGACCGCATCAACTACGTGAACGGCTGGCTGCTCAACGCGAACCGCGTGCGGCGCTATTTCGTCGACCCGTCGTGCGAGAACGTCATCCAGTGCTTCGAGCAGCTTGTGTATGACCCGAACACCGGGCAACCCGAGAAGAAGAGCGGCGCGGATCACATGCCTGATTCGGTCGGTTACTACCTGTGGACAAAACACGTTTGGATACCGGCGCAACGCCATCAATCCGAGCACATGAACCGATAAAACATGACTCATGACTTGCGCCTGGGCGATTGCCTTCAGGTGATGGAAACGCTCGCGCCGGCGTCGGTCGATTTGATCCTGTGCGATTTGCCTTACGGCACGACGGCTTGCAAGTGGGATTCGGTGATTCCGTTCGATGCACTTTGGACGCAATACCGGCGCATTGCGAAGCCGAACGCGGCGATTGTGCTTACCGCGAGCCAGCCGTTCACGACGGCGCTGATCGCGTCGAACATGGAAATGTTCAAGTATTGCCTCGTGTGGGAAAAGACGCGCGCTACCGGTCATGTTCACGCGAAGAACAAGCCGATGAAAAAGCACGAGGATGTTTGCGTATTCTCGGGCGCTCCAATGGGCCATGCGTCGCTGCTAGGCGTTCGCAGAATGACATACAACCCGCAAGGGCTTCGACGCAAAGAGGCGCCGACCATCCGAAAGAAAGGCGGCAGTTCGGACGCCGTTCAGGGCGCCCGCCCCTCTGATCGTGACGTGCTGCAGGAGTTTGATGGATACCCGCATTCAATCCTGAGCGTTGCGAGTGAGTCGCGAACGGTTCACCCGACACAAAAGCCGGTCGCGCTGATGGAATACCTCATTCGCACGTACACGAACGAAGGCGACACGGTGCTTGATAACTGCATGGGTTCCGGCACGACTGGCGTCGCATGCGCCAACACCGGCCGCAAGTTCATCGGCATCGAGCGCGATCCCGGTTATTTCGACATCGCGCGCAAGCGCATCGAGGCGGCACATGAAAATCAAGACCTATTCGACCTTGCTTCAAATGGAGCATTACGAACCGGAACATGAGCCGCGGCTGTTCGAAGCGGTGTTCGAGCAAACGGGCTTCGACACGGTTTCCGCAGTCATGACGCGCGTTCCTGATGGCGTGATCGGCTCGACCCATCTCACACAATACCGGATTCACTGATGTGGCAAACCCTCAAAGAGCGGCACACGAAAGATAAAGATTTGCCCGATCGAGCGCACCTGATCGGATGCCTGACGGCGATTCTCGACGGCACGCAATACGACGTGCTGCCCTACTCGTTTCACACCGAGAAGAACGACGCCGAAGAGTACATTCCGCTGCGCGATCGCCGACCGTCAGTGCGTTACGCGCTCTGCTCGTCGGTCGTCGATGATTCTGTCGGCCTGCTGTTCTCCGAAGAACACTTTCCGAAGGTCACGAGCGAGAACCCCGACGCGGCCGAAGCGCTCGAAGCGATCGCGAAGGATTGTCACCTGAACGAGACCATGATCGACGCGGCGACGCGCGGCGCGGTCGGCTCGGTCGCGGTGCTGATGCGCGTGCTGAAAAATCGGCTGTTCTTCGACGCGCTCAACACGCAATACCTCACGCCGGTGTGGCAAGACGACGCGCCCGACTCGCTCGCGAAAGTCGTCGAACTCTACAAGACGAAGGGCCGCGCACTGAAGGCGCTCGGCTATCCGATCGGCGACGACGACCTCGCGAAAGACTTCTGGTTTCGGCGCGAGTGGGACCAAAGCGCCGAATCATGGTTCGAGCCGATGCCAGTCGCAAAGGGCAACGAACCGGAAACGATGACGCGCGACGCCTCGCGCTCGGTCTCGCACTCGCTCGGCTTCGTGCCTATCGTCTGGATTCGCAACCTGCCAGGCGGCGACGACATCGACGGCAAATGCACGTTCTCGAAGGCGATCGACACGAACATCGAACTTGATTACCTGCTCTCGCAAGGCGGGCGCGCGCTGAAGTACGCGAGCGACCCGACGCTGATGATTAAAGAGCCGGCAACCGGTCAAGGCGGCCCGCTCGTCAAGGGCGCCGGCAACGCGATCACGGTCGGCGCTGACGGCGACGCGAAGTTGCTCGAAATGAGCGGCGACGGCACGAACGCGCTGCTCGAATACGTGCGCCTCGCGCGACAGGTTGCGCTCGAATCGATTCACGGCAACAAGGCCGACGCCGACAAGATCGCCGCCGCGCAGTCGGGGCGCGCGATGGAACTCATGAATCAGGCGCTTATCTGGCTCGCCGACAAGCTGCGCATTTCCTACGGCGAAAAGGGCTTGCTGCAACTCTATCGCATGATCGCGAAGGCGTCGCAGCGGGCCGCACTGGTCAATTCCGAAGGCGAGAAGATTCCCGTCATCAAGACCGACAAGCCGTTCGCGCTGAAATGGCCGGCATGGTATGCGCCCACCTGGGCCGACAAGACCAACGAAGCGACGACGCTCGGCGCACTGACGTCGGGCGGCTTGCTCTCGAAGCAAACCGCAACGGAATCGATCGCCGAGCAATACGACGTCGAAGACGTTCCCGCCGAACTCGCGCGGATCAAGGGCGAAACCGCTGATGCGGACGCTCGCGAGGTCGCGAAGGCGGTTGCACTGAAACCAGTGCCGGATAACACCGGCAACTGATCGCGCTCGATGCGCAACACCGAACGGCCCGCTCGATGCGGGCTTTTTTCATTTTTAGGGCGGGCAGATGCCCGAATCCACACACATGCGAATCTCGAATCTCCTTTCCTTCCTGCTCGGCTTCTCCGCAACGTTCCGCCTCGGCGCCGATGGCGATGACGCTGGCGGCAACGCACCGGACAACCGACAAGCGCCGAAAGAGTCTTTTTCCCGCGAGTACGTGAGCGAACTGCGCGAAGAAAACAAGTCGTGGAGGCTGAAGATCAGCGAACGCGACACCGAACTCTCGACGCTCAAAGCGAAGGTCGCGGAACTCGAAACCGGCAGCAAAGACGCGCTCACCGCCGCCGAACAAGCCGCGAACGATCGCGTGCTGCGCGCCGAATTGAAAGCGGTCGCGGCAAAGCACGGCGTCGTCGACGTGAACGACGCGCTGAAGGTGCTCGACCTCGCCGGCGTGAAGCTCGACGAGAAAGGCGACCTCATCGGCGCCGACGAACTGTTCGACGCCGCGAAGAAAGCGAAACCGTACCTCTTCGCCGCAGTGAGCACGTCGAGCACGAGCAAGACGCCGCCTGCCGGCGACCCGAAGCCGGTCGATGTTCGCACCGCAGACGCGAAGGATTACGAGGCACAGAAAGCGGCGTACCTGAAGGCGTCGCGCTAAACCCGCCCGAAACCGAGCAGTAACCCATCCAACGAAGCCCGCCACTGTGCGGGCTTTTTGCTTTTAAGGACGCATCACACATGCCGATCAGCAATTTCCCCGCCGCTCTTCAACCGGCGATTCAGCAAGGTTTCCTGGCTCGCGAATTTCAATCGGGCCTCGAATCGCAAATCACGTACCGCGCTGTCGCCGATCGCGAGAAGTTCGCGAACGCGGTCGGTGAAACGATCACCAAGACCCGCCGCGGCCTGAAGGCGCCCGTTACGGCTCCGTTGAACCCGGCCGGCAACACCAACCTCGACAACGGCTTGACGCCGAGCGGTTGGACGATCGAGCAGTACACGCTCGGTATCGACATGTACGGCGACACGATGGACCTGAACATGGTCACGACTCGCGTCGGCATCGCGTCGCAGTTCCTTCAGAACGCGCATGTGAACGGCGTTCAAGCGCTGCAATCGCTCGACCG